ACATCTTGAACAATCTAAATAAACAAGATTAATAAACGGTTGAAGATTAAGCCTCCTTAAGATATTAATTCTAAGTTTTAGAAATTTACTTTTATCGTCACACTTCATAGCATCTTCATATTTTATTACACAGTTGTATTTTCTATTTATATTAGGAAATATAATTTGTAACACATTTTTTTCCCTTTCTCCAAAATAATCCTGGTACTCTGATAAAATAGAATCCATTTATTTAATATACAAACAATTGTCTTTAATTAAATTTTAAAAGTACTTTGAGATTAGTTCATAATATATTATTATAATATAATCACTTTATATAATAACTTTTATAATGGGTATTAAACAACTCAATAAAATAATTAAACGTGTTGCTCCTACAGCTATTAAAGAAAAAAGTATACATGAGTATATACACTCTAAAATAGGAATAGACAGTTCTATTCTTATTTACAAATATAGATATGCTTCTCAAGGGTCTGATGATTGTTCTCACATTCATGGTTTTATTCAAAAAGCTTGTTTTTATTTAAAAAGGGGAATTCTACCTGTTTTTATATTTGATGGAGTTCCTCCTGAAGCTAAAAAGAACACTTTGGATAAAAGATCTAAACAAAAATCTAAAATTGAAGGGCGTATTAAGGATTTAATACTGAAAAGAGATATTAGTACCCAAAGCTGTACCCCTTTGTTGGGGACCCAAAGTGATGAAGATGATATAGATTTGAAGTTGGATATAGATTTGGAGATTGAAAAGTTGAATAAACAAGTAACTTATGTTACGAAATCTCATAGACATGATTGCAAGTATCTTCTTAAACTTTTAGGCATCCCCGTTATTGAATCAAACGGTGAGGCAGAAACTACTTGTGCTGCTTTACAAAAAAGGGGAATTATAGATTATACATATACTGAAGATACAGATGCATTGACATTTGGTGCAGCTAAAGTATTAAGGACAGCTAAAAAAATTGAAAGGGTTATTGAAACTGATTTAATGGAGATTTTAGAAAAAATGGAATTGAGTATGGATTCATTTATAGATTTTTGTATTCTATGTGGATGTGATTATACAACAACTATTCCTAAAATCGGCCCTATTACTGCCCTAACCTTAATTAATAAATATAGAAATATTGAAAATATAATAGAGAATTTGGATTCAAAATATTCTATTCCTGAAGATTTTGATTATATTACTGCTAGAAGACTTTTCAAACATGACCCTTTGGATAAAGAGGATTATGATGTTTCTATTAAAGAAATCCAATTAGATAAACTTAACGATTTTATTACTAATGAAAAAAGTCTATCTAACATGATATTTGATAATATTGTGAAAAAATATAAGAAATCAGTTATTGAGTATAAAAAAATTAATTCTAAAAAAGTTATAAGATACAAGGATAGTTCCATATTGGCTTTTTTTAATAAACCTTGTTAATCAGAATCTGAATCAGTATCTAAAAACATATTCCGGGTCGAAGAACCTATATTAGCACTCAAATCATCATCACCATAACTACCACCATCGCCAACAGTTCCATTTCCAAAGTCTAAGGTTAGTGATTTTTTAGGGGGTCTATGGTATTTAAAATCAAAATAGTTTGGATGTGTTTTAATATCCATATTTCTCCACTCTACTATATCATTCCACATAGTATCTAGAATAGGGACATTTTTATCAAACCAACTTGTATCTCTTTGTATTCTTACAATATTTAACTGCATAGGCATTTTATTGTTCAAATGATTTTCGGGTATATATTCTATAAAATCAGCCTTATCAATATTAAGAATTGCCATATTTAATTGAACTTGCGGGTAGTAATAAACTGGACAATATCCGTGAATTATTTTACGACGATAAGGACATTTTACCTCCAAAACTACCAAATCTTCTAAACCTCTAATATCTTCAGCTATACCATCTGTTGATCCTGCCATCCAACTAATCCCGTCTGGGTAATTTTGGTTGGCATGATCATCATTCTCTCTTACAACATCATTAAAATCTATTAAACCAAATTCATGGTTAATCTTCCCCATAGCTTTACAATACTTTTCAATTGCTTCATCCTCATATTTTTGACCATGTAAAGTTGCAACATTACCAGTAAACGGCTCTCCAGCACCACATTTTTTAAACAATAACTCAACTGGTTGTTGGTACGGATTAAGAGCAAGCGCAGTACCAGCGTCACTACTGGTTAGCCTACCCTTACGTTGCGAAAACCACTCAGGGCTACGTTGTTCATATTGAGGGATCTCTTTTAGCAATTTTAGCTTTTCACTGGGTGTTAGGTTTTTAGAGTCGTATTTCTTTAAAGAGTACATATTACCTTTATTAATACTATATTGTTTATCTTTAAACCTTTGATTCTTTAAACCTTTGATTCTTTAAACCTTTGATTCTACTATAGTATTTGTTGTGTCCCAGTTATTTGGTTTATTAATCCATAATCCGCAAGCTTTATAATCGCTATGATTAATTATACTGTTAATTGCTTTATTAATAAAATATTTATGATTTGTGTTGTGGTAAAAATCATTTTCTAATTTTACAATATCCAAACTATTATTATTATTAATTTTCTTAGTTTGAATTTCCTTAAGAAATATAGTAATTCTTGTCATATAACAAACATACTTTAAATAATTGTTAATGTCGGGAATAGGACTAACACAATTTATATTTAAAAGTAATTTTGCTGTTAAAAATGGAGTTGCGAAATCCCAGACAGAAGTTTTTATATTTTCCTTATTGAGGGCATTAACATCCCTTTCTATGTTACTTTGAATTTGAAAACATGCAAAACTTGGTTTGTCATGAATTTCATAATATTTAAATAAAATAGTATCCCACCCCTTGGTAATTAATAATTTAGAATCTTCCCAAACTGTAAAAAAGTCTACCATAGGAAAACACATACGTAACTTATTTATATCCTCATAAGTTTCTAAACAATCTTTTTCTGGTCCTATAGTTAAACACAACCGTTTTGTTAATATTTTTCTTAATTCTTTAATTTCAGATTCAATTTCTAAATTATACCCTATTCTTATACCAAAAAATACATTTTCTGGATTATCTGAATTAGCAAGAATAGTTGTAACCGTTTCAATTAAATTATTTTCCACACCTTCCTTAATATTTATTAAAAAAGCTGTAGAGTACTTTTTTGGATTTATCGTGTACAAGTGTAAGGGTTTAATAATTCCCATAGTGTCAGAGTCATAAACATTTAGTTCATAACTGCTATGAAAATTAAGTAATGGTGAAGAAACATATTTAGTTCCGCCAAATTCTTTGAGCCATAAGTTTATGGGTTTATTGATTTTATGTTTACAATTAATTAATTTTTCAGCTGCTTGTTTTGTAAGGATATAACTAAAGGCCCCATCTTTTATATATGGAGAATTATAATTTGGTAAACCAAATATTTCTTTATTTGAATCTTTTATATGGGATTTTTCAAGAGCTCTTAGTAAAGTTTCAGTAGGAGGTTTAGTATGAATAGGAATAAAATCACCCATACCTAGATAAATAATTAATTCTTTATTTTTAAAATTTTTAAGTTTTTGTTTTATCTTTAACCAATTTTTTTTAAAATGTGGGTGAAAATGTATATCATCTTCCATAACTACACCATAATCTTCTACACCGGTAGCTATTTTATACCATATATTAAAATGACTTATTATACATCCAGTAATTCTAGGATTTTGATAATCAGAACTATCTACTAAATTTAAATTTAAATTTAAATTTAAATTGTTATTTCCATCTATTGCCGTTTCGAATTGTAATTCTGAAGTTTGTAAACCAGTTTCCTTGAATCTTTTTATAAACTCTAATTTTCTATCACTTCTTCTTTCCAAATTTATAACGTTAAACATTTACTAATTCAATAGTTATTAAACAACCATTAACCAACGCAATTAACCAACGTATTAAAATATTTTCTTCTGAATAATATGTCGTCACTTAACGAAACGGAACCAATTGAAATTTCGGATAATAGTTCGGGTGACAGTTGTTGTAATTTTGAGATTATAGATAAATCAGAATATTTAATTATCCCTAGTACTTTTACTGCAGTAGCAGGTTTTATTTATTGTATTGTTGCTGGACCTGTTGTACTTACTGTAATAACTGGTATAGTTGTTGTATCTGGATCTGTTGCAGAATGGAGAGTTAGGACGTTAGGTGTAGCTAAACAGTTAATGGAATCTGTTGGTGATTTGAAAACTGAAAATGAAAATCTAAGAAATGAGATTGGAACTTTCAAAAACGAGGTTGAAAATTTCGAAAACATAGTAGGTTTGCTGGGAGATAATATAGAAGATGTAAAAGATGCCAAAAATCAATTATTTGAATTATATGATAAATATAAGAATGAAAATGATAGACAAGAAGCTA